AAATGTTGGTAGTTTCAACATAATCATCAGTGAACACAGCGGTACCTGCACCGGCCGAAGTCACAGTGAACAGTCCATGGCGCACATTGCTTTCACGCACCATGGTATAATCCATGCTGAATGCACGCACCAGATTGGGATTGGTCGTAGCTACTGTGGTTCCGCTGCTGTTGTCAGGGATGTTGGCAGTGAGTCCATTGAGCCTGGCGTAACGACCTAACTGCAGTTCTGTGCCTGGAGCATCGGCTGCTGGAGTCGTGGTAGATACAGACACACGAGCTACTTGATTATTTTCGCTGTCAGTGCGTTCAAACATGTCGCTGATACTGGCGCACACATCGTTGGCAAACTGTATGACTGGTGTGACTGGTGTTCCACCTAGCGCATTGCCCGCATCATAGAAAATGTTATAGGCAGTGGCACACAGGCTGGCTTGCCCGTATATCACGCCTTGCGCATATATGTTGTCAAAAAAGTTGCCCACGGCACGGAATCCAGTGGGTCCGCCTGATACTGCTGTGGGATTAGCAAGCACGATGCCCTGATATAGATCGTAGAAGGCGCTATTGCTGACAGTGACACTGGCTATGGGCTGTGCGGTATTGATACCATAGGTCAGACCTTGCCAGCGGCATCGATCAAAAGTGATCTGTTCACACACCCCGCTGAATTCAGTACCAATGAGATTGGCAGCAGCCGTGGTCGGGGCAGTGCCCAGACTGCCGCGAAAGTTCACTGATTCAAACCAACACTGTGTGGCCTGTGCCACGAGGAAAACCGATGAACTGGAATCCAAGAGATTTTGGAATGTGATCGATGATATTTCGATATTTCGAGGCAGCGTGGCACCATTGCTGCCGAGATTGGCACCGGTCTGCTGTAGGCTGTCAGCATACTGTGCCACATAGTCAACAAGACCGCTGTCAAACGGATCTGTCAATGTGATGAATGTACAATCAGCGCCTTCGCCCACAAGTTTGGCCCAGGTAGGAATGGCAATGGTTTCAGTGACGATATAAGTACCAGCAGGAAAATACAGACTGCGTCGTGTCTGGGTGTTGTTTGGCTCACGGCAGTACAGTTGATATAAAGCGCGATTGATGGCATTGGTATCATCTGTTACACCATCGCCAGCAGCACCGAAGTCTCGTATGCTGGCAAAATCATCCAGCTTAGCAGATACTGTACGCACCACGGGCGTGCTGGCTGTGGCACCAGTCTGTGCCGCGTAGCCGACCACGGAATCAGTGTAGGTATACTCGGCCAGGGCAGCGATATCGGAAAACTGGGTCAGTATCTCTGTGTTACCGATCACAGGAGCACCCTCTTCCAGGGTACCGTTGCCAATGAACAATCGCCGGCTATCTATGCACCAACCCAGTTCTGCACCCGCCAGTTGCGGTAGATTTTCGGTTAGACCTTTACGATTGGTGATCCTTGATATCTGTACGATAGCCACGCTTGAATTCCTTGTTTGACCTGTTATTTATGCGGTCAAGTAGTAGAGCTCCAGGCGCTTCCACCACTGCTGCTCCCAGTATCCAAAGTCTGCTTCTTCCAGCACAAATTCCTGATATTCTGGTGGTTTAGTGATGTTAAACTGGCTGTCGACTTCGGGCTTGACGCACATCAGCACCACACCCTTGCGTATTTTCGTGCCATAGACTTCGTTGTGAGCCAGGGCATAGGCTGCCAACTGCAGGAAATAGTCTTCGATCCACTCGCGCTTTTTGGGCTTGTTGGTCTGCTTGTAATCCAATATGCTTTCGCTGCCAAGATGTATACCGGCCCCGTCGCTGGTACCAGCATAGAGTCCAGGAAAATACAGTGGGATTTCTACACCCCAGAATTCCTCGACATTCTTCAACCCATAGTCAATCACTGTCATGGCCATGGCATGGCTAGCCCAGGCATAAGGATTAGTGCCTGCTGCGCGGATCTGCCCTGTTTTGACATAATGCTCGAGATAGGTGTGCATCCTGGTACCACGATTGGCTGCCTCAGTGGTTATCTGCTGTGCTTGTTCCGGTCCCACACGGCGTTTCCAGTTTTCAAGAGCGATGCGTTTTTCTTCGGGCTTGGTGCGATCAAGTATCGTGGTGACAGAAGGCAGTTTCTTTCCATCAGGAGTGGAATACAGACGGCGCCCATCTTCCGTGACACGGCTCAAGGGCTGGTAATCAAATCGGGGATTAATCAAACTCGGAAACTTTCTCCGCAACCACAGCGGTCGCGCTCGTTGGGATTGATAAACTCAAATCCTTCATTGAGACCTTTTTTAAGATAATCCATGGTCATGCCGTCGAGATACGGACGATGTTTGGGATCTATATACACCCGCACTCCATTGACATCATAGTGTGCCATGCAGTGCTCTCGACCTTGTTCAACATCGACATATTCCAAGACATATGCCAGCCCTGAGCAGCCAGTGGTCCTGACACCAATCTTGATACCTAATCCTCTGCCTCGCCTGGCGATGTTTTCTCGCACGCGATTTGCAGCTTCATCCGTGAGCGAGATCATGTTTCTTTTTGTAATCCTCTATGGCTGCCTTGATAGCGTCCTCTGCGAGTATGCTACAGTGGATCTTGACAGGAGGGAGGGCCAACTCCTGTGCGATCTCAGTGTTTTTGATAGTTGAGGCTTCGTCCAGCGTCTTGCCCTTGACCCACTCTGTGACCAGAGAACTGCTCGCGATGGCCGAACCACACCCATATGTTTTAAATCTCGCGTCAGTGATGATTCCATCATCGCTTACTTTGATCTGTAGTTTCATGACATCGCCACAGGCTGGCGCACCGACCATGCCGGTACCAACTTGCGTGTCGCCTTTGTCAAATGATCCTACGTTCCTGGGATGCTCATAGTGATCCAGGACTTTTTCCGAATAAGCCATATCGACCTCCTATGTTAGAGTATACTTGGATATTTACTTGATGTCAACGGCCCGTTTGGCCATGGTATCTACTGTCTTTTGGGCCTGATCCACGGTCATGGTATCTGTGACCTGCTCCTGATCGGCGCCGCGGAAGATGATTTCAGTGGGAGTAACTGTTTGGATTACGGTGCTCAAGGGAGGCCGTTGGCTCATGGTCGCAAGATTATCCGGGGTCAGGCTGATGCCCATGTTCTGGGCCAGATTGATGAAAGCATCAACCGAAATCTTTTTTTGACTGTCTGTGTCTTGTGCCCGACTGATCAAGAACTGGCTTAGAGCCAAGAGTTTTTGAGCATCCGGGCTGTCAGTGACTTCCCGGATCTGCATTATCTGCGCTCTCGGCCCAGTGTTTCAGCGCCTGCCTCATCTTCTGGTTCTTCGTCAGCGGGGAGGTTGGCGTCAATGCTAAGGTCTAGTTCCTCTTCGCCAGGTGCAGGTGCAGCAGCAGGCATGGCGCTGGCATCAGCACCGGGTACCATGGGCGCCTGGCCAGTGAGCACGCCTTGTGCGCTTTCTAGTTCAGTCTTGCCAGCCTGTACTGCTGCCAATAGATTAGTCAAGGCCGCAGCGGCTTGTGCGTTGAACTGGCTGGCCTGTTCTGTGCCCATGTCATTCTTGATAGAGTTGGTAAGAGCCGGTAGATCCTTGAACTGCATCTCGGAGATGTCTTCCATCATGCCCTGGATGCGATCCACCATGTCTTGGCTGGCCAGCACTACCTGTGCTGTCTGGATCTCGCTGGCTTCCATGATACGGCGCTCACCGAGTTTCTTACCAGCAGCAGCAGCCTTTTGGAATTTGGCCTTGCCGTACTTCTTGCGACCGATGGCAGCAGCCACAGCCTCGGGATCTCGGGCTGACCCGCCTTTTTTGATGGCCTGCACTGTTTTGTCAAAGCCCATGTATTTTTCGTCTAAGCGAGCAGTCAGGGCCTGCTCTAGCATGACCAGTTTCATGTAGTCGGGATTGCGCTCGCTGAAGTGGCGGCTCACACTTGATTTGTGTTCGCGCAGCAGTCCCTGCACACGATCCAGCATGTGGCGTGCCTGCGACTCGGAAAGCCGATCAAAATCCACCTGCGACTCGTACTGCCCGCGCAGTGTTTTAGCGATTTGTTCTGTGGGACGGCGAGCGCCCAGTTCTTGAAGTTTCATTATTAAATCCTCGGATCTGCCAGTATTTAGCAACATTGACCCATTTATCTAAGGTTGTTTGTACCCAGTGCAATCTATGTTTACGGTTGCTTATCTTGGCATCAACTGCTTCGCGCAAATGACTATCTCTTATTTTAGATTGTAGATGCGCCCGGGTGTCAATGTCAGACGCCAGCATGGATCTTTCTTGATCCAGTTTCTGGATCTGCATGCTGACGTGATACTGCTGGTTCTTTTCAGCGATGCACCAGCTCAACGCCGTGCGAGCAGATCCAAATTCTCTGGGGTCTCTGCGATCCTGACTCACAGTCCATCTATTGCTATCTTTTCTAATCAGGTATCGGCCAAACGCGAGATAACCGTCGTCTTGGGGCAATATGGAATTGGGCAATATTTGCAGCAGTTCTGGCTCCAGCACCTGCTGCAGGCGACGCATCTTCACATCGTTCATTTGATGACGAATGTAGTGAGAAGATATGCCACTATGCCCACCAGTCCGGCTATGATAGCCAGACCCCAGCTCATGACCTGATCAGTCCTCTTGTCACCCATGGTCTGTACCATGTCGTGTACTTCGCGGATCACAGTGCTTTGATCCTCGATCTTGTCGTCCATGTGCACCAATTTCTGCTCGAGGAATCTATACCGTTCGGCACACAATTCAACATGGGCTTCCAGGCTCTTTTTCTCGATTTCTGTGGTGTCGGACATGATGTTTTATTTATCGTGCAGCACTTGGAAGCCAATGTTGCTGCCGGGTTCTAGCATCTGTGTCTGCCCCGGAGTCTCACCCAGCCCGGTGATCATTGGCACACCTCGACAGTCTCGTTCCAAAGCTCCAAACACATTTTCCCCTTCGGCCAGGGCATCTTCATGATCTACAGAAAACTCGAAATTCCAGATACACACATCCCCAGACTCGTCTCGCTCGCTGGGTGTGATCGAATGCGGCAGTGTGCGCAGGCTCAGAATCTGATTGATGGTATCCCAATTGCGCTGCTGGTTTCGGCTGCTATGCCACTTGCTGGGGTCATCAACTTGTTGCCCGACTTGGTCAGTAAAGGGCAAACGATTGATGTTGAAATTATTCTTGACCCCCGTGATAGTGATGTCAAAAGTTGTCCAGCATCTTACCCTCAATCTCGCACCTGCATGATCTGGCTATTGACCGCGATAACTATGCGATCTCGGCTGCCGCGATAGGTCAGCGCAGCATGTGGGATATGGCTGGGAAACACTATCATCATGCCAGGCTGCGCTTGGAAATCTATGCTGGTGCTGGCTGTCATGTAAGCTGCGCCCATGTCATTCCACATGGTGTGTGTGGGATTGTAAAAACGATTGGCACCGTTCTTAGTGGCAGCATCCATGTCTCCGCAGTCCAAGTAGTAGATGGCCGACCAAGAACTGCCGGGATGCATGTGCATGTCATGATAACCGCCGTCGCGGGTGATATGGCACCAGGATTCATGCAAGTTGACCACCATGTTGGCACCAGCAGGCCAATGACCACGATTGGCATCAGCTGCAGCACGGAATATCGACCCGCGGACGAATTCCGCCAGTGCTCGGACGCTGGGATCATCGTGGTTTAGGAAATCAAATCCGCTTTCATATAGACCACGCTTGGCATCAGGTGCGATGCCACTGACTTGTTTGCGCTGTTCTAGATCATAACACACACGCCGGATTCCGGGTGCGTGTCGGGCATGATCGGACCAGTCAAAATCATAGAAGCGACTGGGCCAGAGAGATATGGGTTGCATGCTGGTATTTACGGCCAAAAGAAAACCCCGGAATGATTCCGGGGTTGTAATGCACACTTACCGATTACGATGTAGCCAGTTTGAAACCAACGTTGGTCACTGTCGAACCTGCCACGTTCAGGCCCGTGACTGTGCCATCTGAAGCAGTGATCTGGACGTTACCAGCACCTTGGATGGCAGCTTCCAGTGTGGCTGCTGTGTAAGCACCAGTGGGGTACAGGGCATAGGAAATCTGTCCTGAGGCACCTGCCTCGACCTGGTAGATCGCGATGGTAGCGGTCTGCTGGATCGTCTGGTTGATGGTGTTGATAGCACCCGGTGTGAACACGCCAGAACTGTATGAGCCCAACTGCGTGGTCAAGTTCTGTGCCTGTGTGCCGGCATTCTTGATGATCACAGCGAAAAAGTCGAGTTTGGGACCCTGGGGTTGTACCAGAGCGGCCGATGTGATCGTGCCTGTCTGGGGACCGTTCTGGATGTCCAGAGCAAATACTGGTTGCGAATCACCATTAAAAGGTGGGAAATAAGCCATTTTGTTTCTCCTAGTTTAAGTGACCATTGAAGGTCTACTTTTATTTACCAAAGATGACGGAAATGGCTTCTGCTAGGTTAATTCTGGATTGTTTTGTGCGAAGTTGGCAGCAGAAAATCTCATACGATCCACGAACTTCATGCCCTGGCCCACATAACCCTCGTGGCCAGGTTCGTTGTTGACCGAAGCCTGCACATCCTGGGCCTGCGCATCCAACTGGCGCACCAGATCATTCTTGAGGCTGGATATGTCCAAGAAGGCCTGGAATACTGCGGCCACGGCCTGCTTGTTTTGGGTGGCCCACTCGAATATGCGAGGAGCCTTGGCCGGAGCCCGTTGCTTGACCCACTCACCAAATCCCTGTATGAGATTTTCATAGGATCCCGACCTTACACGACTGTTGATATACTGTTTAATCAGTTGCGGAAAGTCCGTGATCTTCCTGGACCGCAGTTCTGCAGGATCAAATAATCTATCAATGGCAGCACCGTACTGGCCGATGATGCGTTGGACATCTTTCACAGTGCTGTCTCGCAATTTGATTTTTCGTGTTTCTTTCAGGCTGGGATCCAAGATCAAGAGCCCTGACACTGGCTCCAGAGCAGCGGCCTGGATGGGTGTGGCCGGTGCACCTGGTGCTGCCAAGGCTGTGTGGATGACCACTCCCACTTCGCTGTCACCTATCTTGCGACCTAGATCGGAATCCGCTGGTACTCGATATTTCACGGTGTTGGGCGTAAACTCGTAGGCACCACGGACTTCTGGAGGAGTGTTGACAAACAAAAGATCTCCCTGGATGTATCCTCGGAAATCTTCAGGTGTAGCTGCTCGCAACAAGGGGAAAAGTTTTTTGTAGATATTGATCAGTTCGCCGCGCTCACCACCACGAGCAGCCATGATCCGTTCGATCTGTTCCGGACTCGTGGCCAACCCATCATAGCCCTTGGCCAAGAATCCTGACTTGTCAGTGAGCACGAATTCTCCGGTGGGTTTGCGACCAAATATGATGGCTGGTTTTCCATCCCACTTCACGGTGGTACTCTCGGGTCGGGAAGCCGCTGTCAGGATGCCCTGCAGAGCCTGATTCAGTCCTCGGCTGCCCTGATCTAGCACCATGTCTTCGGGGTGCTCGATACGGACTCCTTCCACTATGATCTGCATGCCTTGGTTCACTATGCGATCACGCAGGCGTGCCATGATGTTGACTTCGTTGTATTCTGTGTAGATATCTGTGTTCTCAGCGATGGGTGTGCCAGCCCGCTCCATGTGATCACGGAAGTCTGCTAGTTTTTGTTCGCGCCGGGGATCCGTTTTTAATGCTGCCATGATGCGTTCTACCGAGGAAAGATCGTCACGAGTGGCCCCGGGATTCAGCAGCATGCGAGCGATCTCGTCGGGATCGTCAGTGATCAGCTCGTTGGTATCCCTGTTGGCGATGCCAGCGATTTGATTGAGCTTATACCCCATGCTCTTGGCCATGGAGTTTATAAGCACGGCCCTGGTGGCGCCTTTGTATTCTGAAGCAGGATCCTGGCGCAGGATCCATTTTGAAAAGTCTGGCTTGGCCAGGAACATAAAGTCGGTCTGCACGAAACCTGTGCGGGGACGACCGGCTATGGGCGTGAGTAGGTGCACGGCTGTGCCTGACTTGCGCACCCAGTTCTTGGGATCTTCTCCGCGGGCAGCGATCATGTCTGATAACTTTTTGAAAAATTCTTCTTTGTCAACTTTGTTGCTGTCAACACCTAGATCCAGATCTCCTGATGTGGGTTTGGTGCCTGTGCTGCCCAGCATGTTGTCCGCCAAGGGCAGATCCGTGATTTTTTCCAGCCAGGCCACGGTGGGTTTGATGTCCGCTAGATTGATGCGCTGGGTGCGAGGACTACCTTCGGCGTCTTTGAAAACATTGCCGCCTTCTGTAAGGTTCATTGTACTCTGAGTCCTAACTCTTTCAAAAAAGCATCGACCGTGGCATTTCCGGTACTACGCACCGCACCGGTTCCTGCATACTGTTGTAGGAATGTTTTGAATCCCTGTTGCTGAGCAGCGGAAACAGATTGATTTAAAAATTGTTGCACCAACGGTGCGGCCTGTTGTGCAGCACCGGCCTGTGCGGCACCTGTGGGTGCTTTTGCTGCACTTCCTCGGGAAGCGCCATAGTAGGCATTGGGATCCTGACGTGACGCTGAAGCGGTGGTCACCAATTGTTCCATCTTGTCTTGCAATTGAGTCGGGTTGTTCCTCACACCAGTGACCCCGGCTATGGCCTGTTTCACACGTTTGGCGCTGGTTCCGTCCAATCGGCTAAAGGCTCCTTGCAGCATCACACGATTAACAAAGTCCTGCAGTTGCGTGAAATATTCCTGATCAGAAACTGGCTGTCCTTTGTTGGCCTGTGTAAGTTGCAGAACCTTGTTGTTCCACTGCTGCAGAGCGGCCTTGGCCAGACCCTGTGTCTGTGCGCTCATCTTTGCTTGGCGCTCAATGTCTCCGGCTTTTTGCAGAGTTTGCCCAACTGCGCTTTGCTGGAATCCCTGTTTGGCTGCACCCACTGCAGAGCCCACGGCTTGGCCTACCGGAGACTTGGCTATGGCCTGGCCGGCCATGCGGGCTAGACCACCTATCACTTCGTCTAACTGTTCTTGATCGGGTTGTGTTAGTTCATGTATCTGCATCTGTTCGTCTCACTGAGCGGGTGAATTTTCCCGCATCTTTGTTCTTGATAGCATTGAGTAGTTTACGCACCAGGTTTTCCGCTTGATCAGCAGGATAAGTGGATTCGATCTGCTCGACCAGTCTTACAGCGCTGGCTATGACATTTTGCGCCCGGCTCTCGATGATATAGCGGCGATCACGATCGGCGTTTTTCTCGATGTAGATCGCATCTAATTCTTCTAGTATGCTGCGGGTGCGCTTTTGCATTCTTTATTGCCTTTTTTTTATTTATTTGCAGTCTCGGATATGCATAATAAGTATTTTTTTTAAAAGGTTCAACTGAAATGACAAAAATCGGCAATTATTGTCAATTTAATCCTCTCAAGGAAGTATGGATAGGAGGGACTTATCCAGAAAAATTCTATGAGATCTATGACAGCAAAACCGAAGATGTTTTGTGTCAAATAACAGAAATCACACAACAGGATTTGAAAAATCTAGTCTCGGTATTGGAAAATTTAGATATAAAAGTTGTTGTCCCTGAATTCAGTGACAATGTCAGTGATTACATGGATAGTACAGGAAATTTACTTAAACCTCCAATGGCGCCCTGTGATTGGGCAATTACCATAGATGATACCTTGTATATCACACCACAGTGGGAATCTGGGATACAACCTTATCAACACGCCATAGACAGATATAAAGATCACGGGCAAAAAGTAAAAATACTAGATAGATCCAGTGATGATCCCATGCCGTGGCTGGCTTTTCCTGCTGTGGCCAGGATGGGGAAAGATTTGTTTATAGATTATGATCCCAACAATGCTACTGTAACGGAAAAAAATTTACAAGTTGCCAAACTTTTTTCTGAAAAACACCGAGTGCATGTCAGTACCACCGGAGATCACAGTGATAGCGTTTTTTGTCCATTAAAGCCAGGATATATTTTTAGTACCCATTATCGTACGCACTATGCGGAAAGTTTTCCAGGTTGGGAAATATTCCGACTTCCGGAACCAAAGAACAATGGACACAGTTTGAAATGGTGGGTTCCCGGCATTGATTATACACATTTCAACGATGGTGTGTTATCGGTCGCCGAATCCTGGTTAGGCAATCCCAATGAAACGGTGTTCGAGGTAAACATGATTGTAGTTGACGATAAAAATATCGTCTGCGCGGCCCAAGATGATCGAGCGTTTAAGTTTTTTGAAAGTATCGGCGTCACACCACACGTTGTAAATTTCCGAACCTGCGCATTTTGGGATGCAGGGCTCCATTGCCTCAGCAGTGATGTCTACCGTGAGGGCGGTGAAATCGACTATTGGCCAGACCGAGGACCTAACGGAATTTATCGTGTCAGTGAAATCTGATTCAGAAATTTTAATTTTTGAATTCTCACTTGATTGTATCTACGAAACACACAGGCCCGGTCTTGTCATAAAGATAGATGATGAAGAAATAGTGCCTGTGCTATCATTAGGTCAGAATCATTTGTCATTCAGCCAGAATCTCAGTTTCGGTTCGCATTGTTTACAAATAACGAAACAAGGCTCCACAATCAATGATCCGAAACAGATGATTATTTTACGGACACTTCGGATAGATGGAATCGATTGTCAAAATCTCGTATGGAATTCCGGCGAATTCCGTCCGATATATCCAGAACCCTGGGCTACTCAACAAACAAATTTAGGAATAAAATTGGAAAACAAAATAATCGGAGAAACACATTTTGGACACGACGGAACATGGTCCTTGCATTTTGTTTCTCCGTTTTATCAATATCTCATTGATCGAGCCGAACGATGATAACAAAGCACCAGTTGACCGAAAAATTATATCCTATCCAAGATGCATTTTTAACAAACCTTAAAAATCGATGGTTTGAAGAATCGCAGAAATGTTGTACGTTGGAACAATATGTACCCGTTGCCCAAGAATGGTTTCAATCAACAAAACTTAATGACATACAAGGATGGGAAGCATTTCCATGCGTGGATGCCATAATGGGTTGTACACATTTTATTGAAAGTTTGCTACTCAAACACGCTTTCCAGGTGCAAGTTTTGCCCTATGAATATGCCTATTATGGATTGATGGGTTTACACGAAACACAACCGGGATCACTTACAGCCGGTGTTCCGTTGATAGTTAGTTTACCCAATTGGCATGAATGTGATCTGCGACACAACTGGAACGACATACTCAAGGAATGCGAGGTAAAAGGAATAGACATCCATGTCGACATGGCCTGGATCACCACAGCCAAAGATATCTGCATCGACTTAAATCATCCTAATATCAAGAGTTTTGCTATGAGTATTAGCAAATATGCTCTGACATGGAACAGGGTTGGTCTCAGGTGGTCAAGACAACGCACCATGGATTCAATAACAATGTTTAATAAATGGCAGCCAGGAGTCAATGCCGGATCGATGAGTTGCGGAGTCTTCATGATGCACAACATTCCCAGAGATTATGGATGGCTTACTTACGGAGATCTTGCATCAAAGATTTGCACTCAATTGGATCTTCGTCCTACCAAAATGATACATGTGGCTCGCGATTTAGATGATCAATCACTGTGGGGCATTGGGAAAATACTTGGGCAACAAACTCCATTGAGCATATAAACTGTATCTTACTGTACCATGGGGCACAGGATAAGCGATATTGTGTGTCAATCTTTCTCGACCATTGCAATATATGTAACCAGTATTTGCTACATGGTTGATGTCTATCAAGGATCCTTCATGTTGAAATACCGTTCCTGGACAAGGACCTTTGCTATCTAAATACACATGTACAACAGAATGTAAATCTGTGTTGTCTTTATGTTCATAGATATAATATCCCCCTGTGTCTTTCCACAAAGAAATTCCCCAAAAATGCAAAGGGGAATCTGAAGAGAAAAGTGCATTCACTGTTGGAGTAAGGGCCACCATGATTTCATGCAATTCTTCGATCACCGATTCGGGTTCCCAGTTTATTTTTTTGCGAGGCAAATCTTCTTGTTGTAATTCTGGAATCCAGTCGCGATCTGAAAATTCAAGAAAATGATTGAGTTTGGTTCTGAGATCTGGATGGAGCATGTTTTGTACAGCCCCTAGAATACCCGGAATCAAAAACTTTTGCTCAGCGATACTGCACCGGGCATGATCTACAGAATTTTTAATAAGATTGTCATCTATCATTCAATCTCTCCTGGCATCAAAAATATCATGACTGTTTGATTTGTCCCAGCAGTTGTTTAAGATTGTCATTATTATTGAGTACCTTTTGTCAAATTGTAAATATCACACAGGCATATTTAAAGGCACATATCATGGCGACAGAATTACAGCAGATCGAAGCATTATTGGCAGAATTTCGAAGACCTTGCCCAGAGGGCACAGAATATCAAAACAGATTAGCAGAAGAATTTGGCATAATCATCAACCAGAGATTCACGGATTATTTCCTCAAAATCCGCAGGGTCCTGGATCTCAATCAAGATATACCACACATGACACGAGGATCTGCGGGATCTAGTCTGGTGTGCTATCTCATGGGCATCACCGATGTGGATCCTATAGAATGGAACATACCCCTGGCTAGATTCCTCAATCCTTTCCGAGACGATCTGCCCGATGTGGACATCGATGTGCCACATCATCAGCAAGAACTAGCTATGCAGAGGATCTTTGATGCATGGCCGGGCAAGACCGCCCGCATCAGCAACTATGTGATGTATAAAGAGAAAAGCGCCAGGCGAGAAGCGGCCAAACGACTGGGTGCCAAAGGGCGCTTGCCCAAAGAAATAGACTATGCTAAACTGGGCCTAGATGTAGAAGAAGCACGCCGCATAGAAAAAAAACTCATGGGCAAGAAACGCTGCCTATCAAAACATTGCGGTGGTGTCATAGTGTTCGATCGGAAATTGCCACAGAGCCTGTTCCGCGATGACAATCTCATCTTGCTGGACAAAAACGAAGTCGAGGATCTGGAACATCTCAAGGTAGACATCCTGGCCAATCGAGGTCTCAGTCAACTCATGGAGATTGACCCTACCCGCATGATACACGAATATCCCAAAGAAGATGATCTCACAGAGGATCTTTTGCAGCGTGGAGATGTCCTAGGTGTCACCCAGGGAGAATCTCCGGCTATGCGCCGTCTGTTCCGAGCTATCAAACCTACATCGGTAGAGGACTGTGTGTTTGCTACTGCATTAGTACGCCCGGTGGCAGTGGAGGGACGAAAAAAAGCTTCGTTCTTCCATGACTGGACCAAGACATCGGTGCAGGAGTCGGCCATAGTATGCGAGGATGATGCCATAGAAAAGATCATGAAACTGATCTCGGTCAATGCCTACGAAGCTGACATGTATCGTCGTGCCTTTGCCAAACGCAACGAAGAAAAGGTCATGGAGTTTATGGCCCGTTTGGGAGATCATCCAGATCGACATGCCATCTATCAAGAGATGCAGAGTCTGTCAGGATTTGGCCTGTGCCGAGCCCATGCTGTGAATCTGGGTAGATTGATCTGGGCCCTGGCCTGGCAGAAAGCTCACAATCCTAGAGAATTTTGGCGTGCGGCCTTGAAACACTGCCAGGGTAGTTATGCCCGTTGGGTCTATAGGAACGAAGCCAAGCGGGCAGGCTGGGATCTGCGTGACTTAGGATTTGATAACTGGATCACTGAAGATCCTGTAGAATCATTCCTGGAGCACGGCTGCTGGAATTCTCCAGGATTCTTGCCGCGCATGGGGGTGCGTAATCTTTACTTAGATAAGTTTGAATTTGCTGGTATCGTGGCCAACAGTCGTGTGTTCCGACGAGACAAACAGAAATATATCCATTTCATTACTCTGGGAGTAGGCGAAGGAGAGTATGTGGATCTTATAGTGGATCATCCTGTGAAATATGGCACCGGCTCGGTGCTGATAGGGCAAGGCGAACGCCAGAGCCGAGATGGTAGCCAATTCCTGCAAGTGCCCAGAAAAGACATCAAGGCTGTGGCTATCGATCAATATCTCAAGATTGCTTGATCTGCCCCAGCAATTGCTTGAGTTTATTCGACTGTATTTCTGCTGTAATCTTGCCGGGCTCATCTGCCACTGTAGCATTGGGCTCATCGTCGGTCAGTGTAGATTTGGCTTTGATAGATTCGTAAATCGATGGGGCACGCTTCTTGAACTCTTGATAGCCTTCGTCCTGTGCAAGATCTCGGATGCGCAGACTCTCGATGTCAAACTCTAGTTCTACTTTCTGCCCAACACCGCTAGAACTTCTAGTCTTCATCAACTGTAGTTGATAGCGTCCGCGCTCACGCATGGCTCTGCTGGTGAAGATGCCAAAGACATTGTCCGCTGTGTTGATTTTACTGATACCACCCGATATATGGCTATGATCAAACTCAATCTCTTCCACTGCCGCTCGGTTCAACTGCGAGGCAGTAACAAACAACACATTAAGTTCCTTGGCTAGATTGCGCAGTTCTTCTGAAACATATTTGTCCTTGACGAACAAATCGTTGGGGCTTACCTTGGCCGACACTGGCATCAGCAAATCTAAATAATCGATGCACAAGAAGTCTGTCTTGACTTTGGTCTGTATTTCCAGCTCTTTAAGATAGGCGCGGATGTCATTCACTGTACTCTGTGCCGGCATGTATTTGATACGCAGTTTTCCTGCCTTCTTGGCCAGCATCTTGACCTTCATCTCCACTGTGTCGATGTCTCGGAAGATCTCCTTGGCCGCTGTGTTAGTCATCATTGAATCTATGCGATAGGAACACAGTCCTTCTGACAACTCCAAAGTGATGTACACACCATTGAGTCCGGCCTGGCTCCAGTTCACTGCCAGGTTCTGCATGAACAAACTCTTGCCTGACCCTGATCCACCGGCGAAGATCTGTAATTCTCCGCGATTGAATCCACCATACAGCAGTTTGTCTAGCGCAGGCCAGCCCGTGCTATTCTGTCCGTTGTTGCTCTTTAGCGCCATGAGTCGGGCTCGCGGATCATCAAAGTAATCTGTGCCCATGTCCTTGGTCAAAGATATCTGTACCGCATCCTTAATCAGTTTTTCTACAGGATCAAAGTTGCCTTTTTCCAGCAAATCTGCAGACTTCAAGATCGCCCGTTCTAGTTCTTGTCGGCGTGTGAATCCTTCAAACTCTTCAAGGAACCAATCAAAGTGCCCCTCATTGAGATCGGGTATGTGCTCAAGTTTGACGCCGGTGGTAGCAGACACCTGTGTGCGCTCGGGCATGGTCTTGTGTCGGTCGCAGTGTTCTTTAATGAATTCAGCTGCGGCTCTCAGAGCGCGATCAAAATTCTCTGGATTAAAGATATTCTGCACACGCACATAACTCTGTGCATCTTGCAACATCATCTCCAGGAATAATCGTTGGACATCAATTCCGTAATCTTTTAACAAGTTGCTTTTTCCTTAGTTCTATTTTAATCTTACTGGTTTCTCTGGCCTGGAATATATGTATCAATGTCACCAAGCGACCAAAATTCTTCACTGCATCATTGACATCTTTAATATCGATGGGCCACGCAGGCATGCTCACGGCCCACCCAAGTTCGATGGCACGATCTACTAACTTCATTCCAGCTTCATCTTGGTCAGGAACCACAGTGATTTCTCGTCCTAGGCTACGCAATAATCGTACCTGTGTGTCGTTGATCTCGGCGTGTAACACAGCCAACCCTGAGATACTAAGAGCATCAAACACACCTTCAACCACGATCGCATACTGCCATTCAGGACGCTGCAAATCCGTTCCGAACACATAGCCTGTTTGCATATCATGCACATACCGAGGATTGTGGTCGTCAAAGAATCTGCGTGTGTGTCCAACTATGCGTCCATCATAGGTAAAAGGTATGATCACTCCTTGCCTACGGCTGAATTTGTCATCGGGTTGGCCGTGGATCATGCCAATGGGATAATCCTCAGGCACACATCTGTCTCGTAGATACTGATAATGCACTGGCATGTCAGCATCAATCAAAGCAAACTCTTCAGGCAGTTCTCGATCTTCAAACTCGATGCCTTGCACCACATTAGCTGTGCGCTGTCGGTCATCTAAGATGCCTTGTACGCTTCGGTGACGCAGGCTTTCGAGATTGATGCGCTCGATTTCTTCCTGTGGCACATTCAACCATGACAGTAATTTGCGGGCCTTGAAACTGAGATTGCGACCCAGGATGAAACTTGCAGTGAATCCACAGTTGAAACAGTGGAAACTCCAACCTTGTTCTGTGATCTTGACTCCGCCGCGCTGGCGACGGTCGGCAGATTCACCGTTGTGTACACAACAAGGCGCATTGAAGGAGATCCACCCGGAATTAGACTGTTTGCGCTTGCCGGGCAGATAAAGCAGTAGATCGATCACTCAGATATTGTAACACGATCTATCTCAGGAATCAACCTGTCTCGGATGATCCTATGACCATTTTCGTTTGGATGTCCACCGGGCATGATCAATTCTCTGTTTTGGTTACCTGGGTGGTCTCGGAAAAACAAAGTCCAGGAAAAGTCTGGCCAAAGCAAGGTCTGTACTGAGGGAGAATTTTTGGGTGCAGGCATGGTATTGGTCATGATCATGGGCATACCAATCCTGGCTTGTTGCCCATCAAAAAACAACAATGCCAGATGATACCGCAGAGCATCAAGACCCTGTGATTCAGTCAACACGATGTGCCGTTTGATAAGATCAGTAAAATCAGGTCCTATCACCGAGCTACCAAAATGCACCCAGGTACTATGAACAAATTTGTTCCAAGCAGGATCGTTGCTGTAATGTATGTGATTGGGATTGTATAACGAAAAACGATTGCTTTCGGTCAAGAACACAAGGACCAGGCATGATTCGGGATTAGGCTCATGTTGCAACCACCATTGATAAGTCCACATGGTGCTGTCAAGACTACCGCCGGGTATGCCAAAATTTTCTGTTGGGAGATTGTAATGCTGACCTAACAAACCAAGGAAACAATGTTGTTCTCTGTAATCGGTGTTTTGTACCCAGCAGGTGTGTGCTTCAGGATCTGACTTTATTAATTCAGGATCCAGCAATTCGTCACCGTACATCCACGAATCACCAAAACCTACGATCTTGTCAAACTTCATCGATAAGTGACAAGGTCCACATTGCCGCTGTTTTTCAAGAAAGCCAAGCGGATATAAGGATGGAATCCTTCGACATTGATACCCAGGCGTTCGGTGCTGCCCGAGAATGTGACGTTACTGACAGTGTTGCCGGTTTTAAGATCTTCAAAGTCTATGTCATACCAAAAAACAGTTTCAGCAGTGGCATCGCTGCTGCCCTGAGCTTGTACATTGCCGCTCAAGTTTGTAGTGTCGATCTGGAATGTGGTCAGGCGTGCGCCTTCAGTGGTCAGAGTTGAAGTATAAAATACATTGGCCACAGGTGCTTGATTGGGTATGGTCAGATCACTGCTGGCAACAAACGCAGGGAACACTGAATCCACGATGTCTATGTCACCACGAGCCCCGGTGTAAGCGTCTGTGAGAACGGCTTGGTTCAAGATCCCTGAAGTCATTTCGATGCTGTAACTGGCAGGCTGAGCCTGGAAGTTCAAAGTCTCTGCTTGTGTGATCAATACACGGGCACGCCCTAGAGCCGCATTCAGCGTGGTCATCTCTTTTGCATACAGTAAATTATCGCCGTTCTGGCTGATTATGCGGAAGGTGAAAGTGGCCCCGGTGATATTCACGGGTTTTTGATCTTGGTTCTGGAACTGGAACAAGATCACATTGTCCACTCCTAAATTCAATTTTAGACTCTTAGCATACACAGGATTCCACCTCGCATTAAAATAACTGCCACTGATGTCTACCAGTAACACCGGCTGGATCTGCTGATATAGGTAAACAGGCGTGGAGTACATTGTTCCTTATTTACCGTCTGAAATGCGTTCGGTAAATATGACCGTATGGTAGACAACATTTTTTCAAGATTAGCAGAAAAATATCCCTTTATCACCTTGTGTATTCATGCCGGTACGGAATATGTTGGTATCATACAGAATCGCGATGACATAATCACCACGATCTACGACTATGGTAACATACAAGAATCCGTGCTAAGGCATAGATTCCTCGATCTGGCCAATGCTTGGTGGTGGGAAAGCAATCGTAGCATTCCTATCAACATTTTCCTGCGCGGCGAATGGGATATGTTCAGACCTTATCTGCGCACTTTCAGCAACAAAGATCTGGAAATAGTGCATGGCCCTGTGTGCAGCCTCAATGATATCATGCGCAAAAAAACCAAGCGCAAGAGCATCACCTTGGTGCGTAAGCTACCCTAACCCAATAAGTTCATGTGCAGGGCCACCAGTCGAGCATAGGAGATGCTGTGGCTTTTTTTGAAGGTATAGCCCCGACTGTCATCTCCGTCCCACACAGACTCAAACACCCGGTCCCAGGGCTGATCCTGCAGGTGTGCCTTGCCCGGACGGATCACTGATATAAAAGCCGCCATCCTGGGTATGCTATCGGGTCTCATGGATTTGAGCCGATCAACATAGTTGCCAACGTGCACCAGTTGTCTGGCCCAGTCGGGATCTTCCCATAATCTATGCCATGGTGGAGTCTGATCCAACATCTGCTGATAATGATCCGGATCGCGGACCAACTGATACACGCTCATGTTTAAGAAGTCTAGTTTAAAATACCCACGCTGTTCTGCCTGTTCATAGTCAATGGCCGCACAATCTAACACAGGGTCATAGGGTATGTCAGTGACATACACGCCCGAATTGTGCCGTCGTGATCGACCATCATTGTGTTGCATGGCTGAGACATGTGGGATCAGATGCAGTATGCTATCGCGGTCAGCAAAGTCGATGTCAATATCTGCGCTCATTACCAACCTGCTTTCTTTAGTATTTCGCGAGCATACTCAGCATCAGCGGGATACTCTTTTATCTTACGCTGCCAAAAGTCGGCATCGATCCAGGGCCAGACCATGGCTATCTGTTCAGGATTAAGATTGCCCAAGAACTCCTGGCCGGAATCACAGTTGTATAAGATCCAAGCACTGATGCGTCCTGTGGTGATAGCGTAACACACAGCATTACTGTTGCCAAATCTCAAGTAGTCTCGATCAGGATTGCCAGTTTCTTCTGACCATGTGATGGCCTGTTCCATGGCGCGGGCCAAGGCATCACTCACGGCCTCTCGGCGCAGATAGTCCGCGAGATATTCTGAGTACATGCTGTCGCGGCACCAGTGATCTATCTTCTTGTTATTTTTGAGCAACCACTCAGTGAAGCGATTGATGTTTATAGCCCGGATGCTCACACAGTATCGGCCATATTTGACGAATGCGCGATAGTAAGGGCTTTCGGCAAAGTCATCAAAGGTTTTGAGTTTGGCTGAACCCTGGGTGATCTCATAGAAGCGCAGATAACTCTGCAGTCCTATCTGCACGCCTACTTCATCGCGTTCTTGATATCGGCGCTTGGGCTCGCAGACATGCACGGCCAGGCTGGTTTCTCGCCGGAAAGATTTTTTACAATATTGGCAAGTATACTCGGTCAAGGTTTGTGTAGTTTGAACGCTACTGTAACACGCAGTTCGGGGCAATGTCTAGTGGGTTCCATACCGGCATGTGGAATGGTTGAATCAAAAAACACCATACTGTTGGGAGTGGGGTAGCGAGTGACGATGCCTTGCTCAGTGGTGAATATGGTATAGCCGCCCCACTCTGGTCGCCATTCATTGTTGGCGTAGTAGAGCAGAGTATAATATTGGCCAGGTTCCACACCTTCGGCATCTTGATGTATGCTACCAGACAGGCCATATGTCTGACCGTTGGCATACACACGATCTAGCACCCAATCGATTCCAGTATCTGATCTTATTTTTTTCAGCAGAGTGGAGTTAAACAAAGGATCGTCCTGCAGATCCATGTACCAAAATTTTATACCTTCTCCGTCATTGCTGCTTTGCTCAAAACGCCAACCCTTGCCTCGCTGGGTCTTGGTACAGACCTGTGCCCAGTGGTCATAGTCTAACCATTCGTATACATTATCGATGTCCATCTATTCAACTCCTGATTGTTTTAGATATTCCTTGATGTCTTTTTTATCTGTCACAGCGGCCAGAGCATCTATGTCAGACATTTTCATGTTAGGATACAATTCCATCAATGCCTTCTTGACTTCATTGTTGGCCGAGTCTTTTTTCTTGGGAGCGATCCACTGATGCCGTTGAGAACCCAGCCCTGGAGATACTGATGTGGCCATGAGCCATTGCAGTCGTGGATGTCGGTTTACTGCAAAAAAATGTTTGTTCAATCTTTCGTTGGTGGCTATGACATAGAATTCTTGCAGTTCGCTGGGACCTTGCACACTGGATCCCCAACGGATCATGAGATAGTTAGAGAATTTCTTGCGCTCTTCGTCAGTGAGGCTGTCATAGAAATGGCGATTCTTGCGATCAAACTGCGCCATTTCATTTTGTATAGAAAGCTTATCCACGAGAGATTTTATTTAAATGCACAGCATGACGATCTAGTTTGGTTTTTAATCGGCGTAGTTCCGTCTGTAAATCCTTGATGATCGCATCTTGCGCTTTGATCTGTTCTCCAAGGCGACGGATTTCGGCACCGGTGTCATGAGGTTTTTCTGCTTTTATTCCTGGCCCATTTTTTTTGTATTGTTCCATGCTACCAAGCCTTGTTGTAATCGACTATCTCGCAGTTGCGAGAAATGTCCTTGACAAAGTAGATGCATTCTGGTTCACTGTCGGTCCCCAAAGGCACGCACAGCATCTGTCCGTTCTTGAGTTTAGGCGCATACCAGGATACTTCATGATATACATCCACGATTTCAATGTCAAGGAAACTGGGACGGAATGATGTCAATGGATTAAACTGGAAAACCTTGAATCCACGATCGTTGATGGAAGTCAGTGGCAGCATCTCTAGATCGCCTAGATCTGGTTCGCCAATCAAGACCTGCCAATCCACGGGCATCCTCACGGTGTGCTCTCCCACACGCAGTACCAGGGCCGGAGCATTGAAACTCTCCAGGAAGATCAAGGGTATGTAATGATAATCAGGATTGGCTGGATCCGAGTTGTCAAGGATGGCGAATCGCATGTCGTCCACTTCTTCTGGAAGTGTGTCGAGTTCGTAAGGGGCATTATCTAAGGTTAATATTCTCATGCTGTTATTATAACAGATTGTAGGCTGATGTCAACTCATCCACTCCAGTTTTTCGTGGGTGAATGGGTACCGTGCGTCTTTGTAATAGGCCTTGCGCTTAGTCAGGTGCCTTTTCGCAAACTTACAAGTCGATGTAATATCCCATATCTGTACGAAGTCTTTATCTTCTGCTTTACGAATTCCACGACCAATTGACTGGATAACACGCACAAAAGACTTGCCAGGCTCAACAAGCACCAAATTAAAAATACGGGGAATGTTAATGCCAACCGCAGCAACTCCATAGGTAGCGACAATGATTTTATCTGTTGCCTCCGCCACTTCGTCATAATGATCTTGCCTTTCTCCGGCCTTGGTAGCGCCTGATATGAATACTGCGTTCGGTAATCTATTTACCAACTCCTGGCCCGGTGCGATACGGTCCACCAAGACCAGGGTATTACCAGTTTTGTTGACTTCTGCTATGAGCGTGGCCATGGTATCTAGCCGCCCAGATTCTTCCAAGAGATATTTTAATTCACTTTGGTAGTTTGAGTATTCCACATGATCAACCAACTGCACGATGTTTACATGGCACTGCGCCAGCACGCCTCTATCCTGCAATTCGGCAGCGGCTAATCTTGATACCACGGGCCCCAGGCTGACATGCAAGGCCTGGAATTCAAAGTCCTCTTTGGGTACTGTACCGGTTAAACCCCATCGAATCGGCACTTGCGACATCACTCCAGTGAGCAAGGTTTTCAGTGCGTCGGCTTTGGCCATGTGTACTTCGTCCACTATCACACACACTACATCCTCTAAGAATTCACCAATGGTGATGTCTGCTGATTGGTTCTTGGTATTCTTGAGCAAGACATTGAGACTCTGCCAGGTACAGATAGTGTGCCGACGGCCAAATTCTTTCCTATCACCAAAGAACACACCGGTGTCTAGACCGAGATTGATATAGTCTTTTTCTGTCTGCGTCACAAGGCTCTTATTGGGCACAATGACTATGCTACGCCCATAGGGTGTGACAGCATGGCTCAAGGCTGCAGTCATCACAGTTTTACCTGCCCCGGTGGCCACTTCCTGGATGCACTGAGGGTTGGCCAAGAAGTTGTTGATAATCTCTATCTGGTAATCGCGCAAGGTCACAGATTCACCGACCTGGGGGTGTCCTTTGGGCCAAGTGTATTCAGCGAAAGTATTTTCTTCAACAGGAGTAAACTCAAAAGTGGTACGGTACTCACGCTGATCATCTAGTTCAATATCGTAATCATATTCTTCTAGAACGGGCAAGATTTCAGGTAGGAGATTCACATAAGTGGATCCACCTAATTGGAAGAAACTAACTTTGCCATCCCAACGACCCAAGCGAACCGCGGGCAAATATCGGGCATAAGGAACATCGTATTTGAACCGGTTGACCAGAGCACGGCGGGCACCTAGCTCTAACCCTTCAATTTTTATATTAACTTCATCTCGTATTATGATCGTGGCATGTCTCAATTTACAATTTCCAGACAAAAATAGTTGTCTTTTATTGTAACATTTTTAGCGACTATTTGTCTAGCCATAGTGGTATTTTTTTCCCAATCAGTTAAATTTGCCAAAGGAATATATTCGCGATGCGGCACTAGATTTTTTTCTTGGCACCAAACTAAAAATTCTTCTGGAGGTGTCATTTTGAAAGGTCGGACCAAATTTATTCCTAAAGCAGAATCGATATTATCCCAATTAACATTATCTCTATAGATGTCATCGTAAGTATCCATATTACGAAATTTTTCAAAAGCTTCACGACCGTGCCCAGGGTACATGATATATAGGTGGCAAACTTGCCATTCATAAAAAACATCTTTAAAAGGATTTGATTCTCTCCAATGTGTTGGATCTCGAAATATCCAGCGGAAAGAATTTTCTATAAAGTGAATATGACAATTCATCTCTTGATAGGCTTGAAATAACCTAGGATCAAGTTTATAAAATAATTCGGTCAGTTTTGGCCATTTTATTCTTGTTTCTCCCCAATCTTTGTGCAGTTTGTTCAATTGTTTTTGATCATACCAATCAGTGGGCAATTCAAAAGTTGGCATTTTAAGTTTTTCTAACTGTTGATTAACCAGATTTACATAATCTATTTCTTCATCAATGAAAGGTCTGTTAGATCTTTTAATTTCATCTACAACCTGATCTCCGAGAGAATAACGATTTCCAAGTCGTTGGCTAGTCTGCACAAACCAATGAGCTAACTCTGGATTGATGATATCAAAAAATAGACTGTCGCCAGTTTCTTGAAAAGATAATTTTATTTGCTTGTTCATAGACCAAGATAGTGCCGTAGATACTTAGTACTTACTTTCTGGAACTTATATCAAAAAAACAGGTGCCGTTTTACGGGCACCTGTGTCAAACGAATCGCCTAGGAGCTAGACTTTGATGGCGATCCGGGTAAGCCTATCCGTGCTTCATGCAAGTGCTCTCAGCCAAGGCTTGCCAGTTGTCGCCGATCTTGGTCAGATCAGCCAACTTCAAAGCCATACGCAACGAAATCTCGCGTAGTTTGGCATGGTTGTCTTGCATGAACTGCACGATCTGTTCGCCCTGCTCGGGTGTGAAATCGTAGTCCTGGAACAGATCGCCCTTACGGAAGATCTGGCGGATACGGAGTATCTTGTCACGGGTGGTGTCCAGTGTGAGATCCAGGAAGTGACAGCGACTCTGGAGGGCCTCTAGGTGGTCTTGCAGTTTCTTCGATTTGAGGTGATCAAACTTTAGGTTGGTAATGAAGATCACTGAACCTTTGAAGTCGAACTGGTCTGGCACACCTTCACGACGCAACATCGATGAGTCCGCATTCCAGTGGATGCGACGCTTTTTGCCCGAGTCCAAGGCGGCCTTGAGGATGTTCAAGGCCACATCGTCCAACAGGATGCTGTCACAGTCATCGAATACCAAGACATTTCGTGGATCGGAATTCTTGTAGAGTGTGCAATACAAACCGATGGGAGTCATGGCACCCTTGATCACTTGGTACTTGATCTTCTTGCCAGAGATCTGGTCAAACATACCAGCCTTCTCAAGTTGGTACTCTACACCGTAGGACTTACCAACCCCCGGGGGGCCCACAACGATCATGGCACGGATGTCGCCAGCGATGGCGGCCTTGGTCATGTCGTCGAGTATGGAGAAGCGTTTCTCGATACGGTCCATGACCTGCTCGTCGGTCTCTTCGGGCTTGACGAACTCTACTACTTTGTCTTGTTTAGACACTGGACGGGCTCCTGTGATTTCGATGTCTTCAATTGAGTCCACACGGATGCGGATCTGTTCCGGCATGCCTGGGAATATACCACTATTGGCTACCACCACATTGCCACCTCGGGCGTCGGTTTGGAAATCTCGTAACAGGGTAAAGCTTAGGCCTGATACGTCTTGTTTGCGATACTCACCATTGCGGATTAGGACTTGTGTCATTTGCTATGCTCCTATAGCGTTATTGTTCTATTATTGTACGAAAAACAGTATTTCTGGTCAACCGCCGCAGAAACACTAGGTTAGTAAGCACTTACCAACAGATCCATACACCCGGACTTAGGATTTACACCTTGTAATAGGATACCCTGGATCGTTGCCGGGGGCGGAGTATATCTTTTCAGCATGTATGTTAGTATAGACAAATGATCTTTTCTGGTCAACCCCAGTGCTCAAGGATAGAGCGTTCCTGAACTTCATGCGGTTTAGGACTGCCATGAAACACTATCACAGAAGATTCCTTGGGTATGTTTGCTCCTGCTCCGGGGTGCCGATGTGTGCGTCTTTGGTTATCCCAACCACCATCTTTGATCTGCCAGCGGTAACTCAAGATCTTTTGTGGGTCAAGAAAGCCGATCTGCTCTGCAGGTAGTATAGAGTTAAGATAATCTTGATCACCGGAAAATTGCTTGATCATGGCATTACGATCTTGTTGTACCCATCCATCCCAGATCCAATGGAACTTGTTTGGATCCCAATACATGATGCTGGAATTTATTTCTTGCCTGTCCGATCGCCAAAGATATCGGAAATCACGCACTGCCCAAAAGCGATCCAACGGCAGGTCCGTGATCCAATCTATTTTGTTGACTATGACCGTATCAAGATCAAAAAACAGCAAAGGAGCATCGATCTTGTTTTTAACATTGAACATCTGCATCTTGTACCACCATGATTTCCTGGGACCAGATACCCCCGGCCACTCCGTCAATTCATGTTTGATGTAATCGCTGGGCACAGCTCGCCGGGCTTCTGTCCAGACGTGCAATCGGATGTCTCTAGAGGAACAACGATCCAGCATGCGACGGAGATTTTCTACATAACGCCAGTCGTACTTGTCACCGTGGATGACACAGGCACAATTGATCAATGCATGGTTCATAGTTTATTTGCTAATCTTGTAAGCCAGAGTCCTTGTGACAATTCTTCCAAGGTGTATTCCGTATGGCATATTTCGATGAACCATCGTTGTCTGTCTTGTGTTGGAGGATCATTGACATGTTTCATACTTATGGACACTGGCCAAGCCAGGCTAGATCTGTCAACTACCACGGGTGTTTGGCAAATGGCCGCTTGTATGCCAGGTCCACTGCAATGATTGATCACTGCATGGCAAGCAAGATCCATGTCAAAATCATCGTAAGTATGGGGTTGTTGCCGGGGTGTCTCTATCTCGGTTCCGGGCAACACGGGCAAATTCTTCAATGGTGATCTGGGATGAGATCTGATAACTATGGGCCGATCGGTATGGCTGCGCAGTTCCTGTACTTTTTGTTGCACCCATGTCTCTGGTGTCTGCTGTCCTGTCCACTGTAGGCTGTTGCGATGTTGCGCCGCGATCAGTATATGATCCGCACGGCTGATTGGATCAACAAGTCGCACACCTAACTTGTTCGGTCTATCCATGTCAAGATCATGCTGATGGCCATAGTAGCCCAAAGCATTGACATTGTCAATGGCCACTTTCCAAGTCCTACCTCGATGGAGGGCGCCCACATCTATCACGATCACGGGCCGGTTGGATCTTTTGTAGTGCTCGTACACCGACCGATTGGCAGCCATGCGCCCTGACCAAAGCACAGACCAGATCAATGCCGCATCGCAGTCAAGATCGTTTGCCACAGGGTGTATGCCAGCTCTGCGCAATGCTACCAAGAGGGCTGACATCACGGGTGCGGCGTTCCTGGCGCACTGAGAAGGAAAATATGCTATGTTATTGACCATAAATATTGCGTGAAGTACACCGTAATTACCACTTTCAACCAGGCAGGTCTAGATACCTATGGTCAGAGGATGATCGATAGTTTTGAAAAGTTTTGGCCTGCTGAGGTCCATCTCATGATTTGCACCGAAAACTGCACACCCAAGATCACCCGCTCAAATGTCAGCAGCGTAGATCTCGTAGAACAGAGCCCCATGTTGAGAGATTTTTTGCATCGTCATGCCAGTAACGATTTGGCGCATGGCCGCGCTGGACCACCGGGCATATTTGATCCAAAAAAACAGTTCCGTTGGGACGCAGTAAGATTCAGTTACAAAGTCTTCAGTGTTGCGTTGTGTGCAGGCATGATTGATTCTGGTTGGATGATCTGGTTAGACGCTGACACCCATACACACAGTGTGGTGACCCTCTCTTGGCTCGATGCCGTTTGTCCTGGCAATGCAGTGATATCATATCTAGGTCGAGGTGAACGATATCACAGTGAATGTGGTTGGGTTGGTTACAATCTTGATCATGCCATGACCAAGAATTTTATCAGCGACTTTGTTGGAATGTATGAAACAGACAAGATATTCGATCATCCGGAGTGGCATGATAGCTACATATGGGACATCGTCCGCAGGAAATATCATCAACAAAATCTCTTCCATAATCTCAATCATGACCAAAATACCAAACTGGCCGGGCATCCTTTTATCAACAGTGTGCTGGGCACATGCATGGATCATGCCAAAGGATCTCGTAAATCGCAAGGCAGGAGCATGTCCAAAGACATCAAACAACATCTCGATCATCCTTACTGGAAAAAGATCGTGACCAACGGATAATCATGTACCAAGCACACGGATGGTGGTTTCCAGACCAAGACACTCATTTCGCCGAGATGCTGACCAAGCATGTCAACAAAGGTGGTGAGGCCGTTTATCAACACAAGGTACGCCGGATCAGCATCGATCGTTGCTCACAGAAAAATCTAGCCCTGGATATAGGAGCCAATGTCGGACTGTGGAGCAAAGAGCTCTGCACTGAGTTCGCAAATGTAGTGGCCTTTGAGCCTGTGGCCGAATTTGGTCAGTGTCTTCGCCAAAATGTTCCTGCCAACAATCTTCAACTATTGGATCTCGCTCTGGGAGATTGCAACACCACGGTAGACATGATCATCACTGCGGGCAATACTGGTCATACCCATGTGGACACAGCATCCTATGGCCGAGGCACGGTGCATATGGTCACTTTAGATTCTTTGGAGTTTCCAGAGATAGATTACATCAAGATCGATTGCGAAGGATTTGAGAACAAAATATTAGCGGGTGCAGAAGCCACGATCAAAAGATATCGTCCAATCATCGTGATAGAAGATAAAAAGCACAAAGACGTGGGACACGGTGATACCACAGGGGCCTTGCAAACCTTGCAAAACTGGGGTGCTGTCATACTTCACACAGTAAACAATGATCATGTCATGGGTTGGCGTTGATGAAATATTTGCTGAATCTCAATCAGATAGTGCAACCTCTCGCACGACGCGTGCTGAAACGCCGCCTGTGTCGATTTCCGCAGACCGCTTTCCGTACACAAGAATACCTAGACAAACACAAAAAGAAGTTTGCCAAAACTCGGGTATTGTCTGTTGATTTTGGCGAAGTAAACACTTTGCTGAAATCAGACATAGAATCTTATTACCACAACATAGTCAAGCACTACAAAAAATGGTACAGGCCTCTGTGCCAATGGCTGGCCGATAACTCAAGCCGATTGCCAAAGAATCGTGGCATAGATATTTCTACTATCAATTGCATGGCCAAAGATGTTGCCTGCCAATTGGATGACTGGGCCGAGATGGCCACAACTGCAGCGCAGGTGCTTGATACCGACAGCGTGGTTATCCATGGTAATCAGCACATCGACTTATTGCTACACCGGCAAAAGACCCAACAGGATTTTTGGTTTATAGATGCCGGTTATACCAATTTCCTGACAAAAGAGAAAAAATGGCACAGGCTGGTGCACAACGATCTCCATCACGATGTTCGACAGCGCGATTTTCCGGCAGATCGTTTGGATCTGCCGGATAGTCTGCCACGGCCATGGCGCACCTCGGGTGATCGAATAGTAGTGGTATTGGCCAGTGATCGACACTATGCTTTGCACGATACCACAGTAGATCAATGGAAGCTGCATATCAAGCAACAAATCAGGAAGTATACAAACAGACCGCTAGAGTTCCGATTCAAAGACAACAATCGCAAGATCCGGTCGAGCTTGTACGACGATCTCAAGAATGATCCGGATGTGTACTGTGTAATCTCTGACAGCAGTGCTGCGGCCATAGAGGCCATCTGGCTGGGCATTCCTATCATCACCTTGCACACCCACATCACGCAACCTGTGGCGCGGACCAAGATCGAAGATATCAATGATCTCTATCGTGGCAGCATTGGTGATTGGTTGTGTGCGCTGACCTACAGCCAGTTCACGGAACAAGAAATACATCAAGGTCATGCCTTAGAAATAGTCCAGAAATACCATGCATGATGTAGTGGTCTACATGTCTAGCCTGCCAAAGATCGCCGATCACGATCGCAAGGCCCAGGTATTGCGAGCATTTGAAACTGGTGCAAGATCACAGGGTGCCAAGGTTTTGTTACAGCATGAGCGTCAAGTCCTACCAAGTAGATTGGCCGTGATCCTAGGGTGGGTAGGCAAAAGTATCAAAGGGCCACACATACAATTGCGACAAGATGTCATCACTCAACAAGCACAGAGTGGTCATCGTGTCATGCCCATAGATGGTAGTTGTTTCAAATTTGCTGACGTCAACAATCAATTCTTAAGATACAGTCTGGACGGAGTTTATTACAATAGCGATATCTATGCCAATCAAAACAGCGGACCACAACATTGGCAAAACATCAGTAGAACACTGGGATTACGATGCGCACCCTGGCGTGCCACGGGAGATCACATCCTGGTATGCTTGCAACGCGATGGTGGATGGTCTATGAAGGGCACAGACATGTGGGCTTGGACTCAACAAACAGTGCGCAAGATACGGACTGTGACTCGTCGTCCCATCTTGATTCGGCCTCATCCAAAAAATCCTATCGATATGAATGCTCTGAGAGATCTGCCAGGAGTAAAACTGAACCCCGAAGGTAGTACCATACAGGACGATCTATCAGGTGCATGGGCAGCGGTGTTCTTTAACAGTTCGGCCAGCGTGGCCGCTGTTTTGCAAGGCATTCCAATATTTGTAGCAGACAACGATTGCGTGTCATGGTCTGTGGCCAATCATGATATCGCCAACGTTGAAGCACCAGCAACCCCCGACAGAGAACAATGGCTTTGGGATCTTTCAGCTGCCCACTGGACTGATCAGCAAAGCCAGTCAGGTGAGATCTACCGGCACTTCTTATCTTTCATTTAGTATCCGCCAGCATACCCCAAACTGCATTTCTTTCTTGGTAAATTGACAGTAACTGAGATGCCTGAGCCATCTATGTATTTCATCGGTGTCTATATCTGGCAGTGCATCTATCTGCTGTAGATCCCCGGCCATGGGTGCAGCAGCACTCTCGCCTAGACAAATCACGGGTATTCCATGCATCACAGATTCCACTGCACAATTGCTGTTGAAAACTACCACAGCGTTGATATCATCTTGTAAGGCATCAACAAAACGATTTCTTGTCTGTCTCACATGTCGACTAGCAGGTCTTGATCTGATCACTATTTCTCGATCAGTAAGCGACTGGATTTTGGGCACAATATCATCCAGCCATGCCCGAGACGATGCCAACCCAAACTGTGTGCAAACTTTGTCATCGGGCGGAACAACCATAAGGCGACGACCTCTGGCATAACGAGTGGTATCTAATTGGTATCTTCGGATACGATCATCTCTGCGATCTATGATGGGTCCAGTGTTCTGATGACAATTTTTGGTCACCCGGAACCAGGCTTTGGTGATGCCATTGCCAATGTAGCCGGTATCGATATAGTACCAATCCAGTCCGTATTTGTGAGCATGCATGGGTACCATGGACTTGGGTCCAGCCAACACCATGGGCAAAGTCCTGTTGGCCAGGATCTCTTCTGTGGTGGCCATGCGACCACCCACGTGATGTAAAAAAGGTAAAACAAAAGATTGATGTCCAAAACCCAACATAGTCATCGATTCAATACACGCCAGGCTGTACCATCTGCCATTTCCTGGAAGGTAAATTGGCTGTAACTGAGGTGCCGCATCCAGGCTTCTCGTTCGTCATCACTGGGTATCTTGGGATTTTCTACTGCTGCGAGATCTTGGCTACAAACTACCGAAGCTGCATTGGGCCCTAGACAGATGGCAGGCTTGCCCAGCATCACTGCTTCACATGCAGCCACGCTGTTGTAGGTAATGAGACAATGCACGTCATCGGCCAGGGCTTCTTCTATGGTATCTACCTTCATGCGTTCTTGTCTGGGTCTCTTGAGCCTGATTTCAATAGGTCGATCGGTCAAGGTCTTTAACTGGTCTCGGACCTGGGCCACCCATGTTTCAGGATGCATGTCCCACAGGGTGAGACTTTTTTCACTGGGCGGAGCTATCAGTATTTTGCGTCCAGGATAGAAAGGTTTCATTTTTACGCCCACACATCGGTCTAGCCTGGACCTATCTCTGGCTATGATTGGTCGGATGTCATGCACATGGTTCTTGATGATACGAAACCAGATTTTCTTCACAGAGTTTCCGAAATATCCATTGTCGATGTAATAAAAAGTGCGTCCTGTTTCCCAACAGTGCTGCACAGATCTTCCTAGCTTCATACCTCTGATGCACCAAGGATGTGATTGGGGCAGGTGCCAGGCAGCCTGCGAACTCATGACCATACCATCACACCCTCGGGCAAATGTGTCCGCGAATATGGCTTGACGATGTTTGCGCGGATGCTCTTCCATCTTGCGATCCAAACACAGCACTTGTGTGGGATACCGGCAAGGATCAATTATCACTTCCGGTTTCATTGAGATTTCTGCAAACAATAATCTGTGAGCATGCGTTCACGATGCCATTCTTCAGCCTGGGGTGTGTCAGCGAATTCATGGAAACAAGGGGTGCCCAAAGTGTAATGCAAGAGTTTGGCATCTGGATTTGGTCCAAATTCATCCGGTAACCAGTTCCACACAGGGTCCAAGGACTGGATGCGATCGTCATCGATCCACGAGAACCTGTGCAGGAAACTGCCGGGTTGTTTTTGAACGAATTCTGGCGTGAGTTGCTTGTTGGGATAGGTCTGACAGTCCCATACGATCACTGATGACCAGTTCTTTCTAGGGTAGTTTTCGTTTTTGCTGCCCAGGTATTTTTCAGTCATCCTAGTCTGATAGTCATGCTTGACCACTGCCACATCCATGCCTATCTCCAGGCTCTCATACAATTCTACAATGTCACTGCGCACGATCATGTCACCATCGATGAAGATAGCACGACCGTGGAAATTCATGAGATATGGTACCAAGAAACGACTGTAGATAAATTGATTGCTACCATCGGTGTGCGTTTCTTGATAGTCCTGGAAAAGGTTCAAAGCTATGGGTATGATGGCCACCGGTGAGGATGCTGTTCTTATAATAGAATTGGCACATACATGATAGGCCACAGCCTCTCTTGGGTCGTATCCAACAAACACAGGGATAGGCTTCAAATCTTTTGCCTTTCGATATCTTCTTCTTCGCAGCGATCGCCGTACTGTATTTCCACTATCTTGAGAGGGTTGGGCTCCTCATTCACTAACTGATGCCAATCGTGCATACCGATGTGTAGGTACTGATGACGTTGATATCGACCTCTAAGCTCCATATCGGTGCTGCGATCCAAGGTGTATACTGTGGCTTCCCCTGAGACCACTAACCAGAATTCTGCTCGTTGCTGGTGCCGTTGCATGCTGAGTGCTGCTCCCGGATCCACTGTGAGTTCTTTGACCTTGACGCCGGGTGCTTCGTGCAGCACGCGATAATAACCCCAAGGTCTGCGGGTCTTAGGTGCTTTCCATTCTTCCAGGATCCACGAGCTAGAATTAGCTTTGTTGGACCCGCCCACGCCGAATAGAAATTCTAGATTGGCATCTTCAACATCCATCTCGGGTATGTTTTCTTGTGTGCGATCTCCACCATTGGCGAATATCAATCGTGCATCAGGATAGTGTGCCCTTACCTGCCGTATAAACTGTCGGGCGGAACCGTCCTCATCATCGAAGGTATAGACTTCGTCTACCATCGACAAATTATTGACTATGCACAGGCGCTCATTCCAGGGCATAAAAGCCCGACCTTTTTTACGGATCAGCCACTCATCGGAATTCAGTCCAACGATCAGCATGTCGCCTAACTGTCGGGCTGCTTTGAAATAACTGATGTGTCCAGAATGTATAGGATCAAATCCACCGGTAACAAGAACTATGGTTTTCATGAAGATATTTATAGGTAGTTAATGACTGTAAATTTCAATTCTTTGTAGTGGATTTGATAGGTTGTAGTGCTGTGAAATAGGGGCGGTACGCCCTCAACCAAGGAAAAAGTTGGCGGCACATGATGGCGTCATTGGGCCACCATCCCACTTGATCCTGTGCTTCAATGACCTGCTGTGCTGCCCAAGGCTGTATGACATAGGCACTATGGCCAGGCAGGCCTTGAGGTATCAAAACATCAGCGACCCAAGGTACTTCATTTTCTCCATCAATCAATTGATCATGATACCGGTCTGCATTGAATGTGGCTCCACGAGGATTGTTGATGGACAGGGCACCGGCTTGCCAGTGTTCCAACTCAAATCGTCGAAAAAACACAGCATCATGTTCCAAGATGCAGATGGGTTCGTCCAATTCCACACATTTTTCCCACAATCGATAATGGCTCTGGGCGCAGGCTATTCTCTTCCTCACATCTGCGTTTTTATAAGCTCGGAGTTCCAACCCAGTCCGACAACAGATCTGCTTTTTCGTGGTGGGCCAGCGCCACTCACAATCAAACAAGGTGTCTGGGGTGATCGCTGGCCAGATCTCTGGTGTTAATTTGCTTTGGGTTTCACGGATAGACTCTATACAACGATCAGCGGCCGCTTGGCTGACAGCATCGTGGACCAGGGTGATCACGAAAGCCCGCATGATCTATTTTTCTGCTACAGCGTAGAATGAGTGATTGAGATCATGCCCGGGCGTGACGAATATCTTGTTATAACCTCTTGACACCAGATAATCTTCCAGATGTTGAGGTTCTAGCACGCTGACATGTTTGCGATTGTTCCATGGCCGCCAGTAGGTCTGGCTGTAGTGAGGAAGATAAAGGAACAGCACACCGCCTTTTTTCAGTCTGGTACCCCAGTGATCCAAGGCCCGTACCCAATCTGGCAAATGCTCCAGGCAATGACTGCTGAAGATATAATCAAACACATCATTGGGGAGATCATAGGCATCGGTATTGACATCGATGTTGGGATCGATCATGATGGCCCTGGGCAAGGCCCATTCAGGGCGATTGCATCCTATGTCAAGCCCCCGGCCACGGCACAGACGCTGGGCGAATGGCCAAGCGAACTGTGCAGCAAAACCTTCGCTTTGGAATCGAGGGTATTCCTGACCTTGGTGTTGTATGGTTTCAATAGTCATTGATGTGGCACCCGTGATCTCTGGCCATTTTCAAATGATGTTCCCAGTCTGTTTCTGGCCGATTGGTATAAAGGTAAATGTTCTTGGGTTCATAATACATCTGGGCCATGTGCATGTAACCGCTGTCTACTCCGATGTGATACTGAGCGCGGCTCATGGCATACCCGGCATAGGTAGCTCGGCGCAATCTAGGATCTCGTGCCTGCCCACCCACTGTGACGATTTCGCAACCCAGTGCTTGGAACTTTTCCGTGATGCGGCGCAACTGATCTGGCTGCAAATGTCTTTTTTTGCTAGAAGCATCTACCTGGCAAGTGGCAAATCGTTCAGGAAGATCCAAGGGCTCTGGTATGGCCCGGCCTGGTAGTCGAGCATAGTTGGCCATGTATGCATCTACGAAAAAACTGGGCTGGAGCACTTTCTGCAACCTACCAGGATATTTTTCGTAGTAATGCAACACAGCATCCGGATATTTCTGTTGCACTAGATCCAGGAAATCTCTGTCGGTATATGATCTATCGCGAGTGTTATGACACTCCACCGACACAGAACCGTTGGGAAATAGCTCCAGGACTTCGGCCCAGATCTGTGGTTTGTCTCGATTGTTTTGATGACTGGCTATGTGTAATGTAGCAGGTTCGCCATGGGCTTGTCCATACAGATAGGTCAGCAGACAACTATGGACGATGTCGCCGAATCCGGGACAACTGTACATGAGATCTGGAATCCTGGTGCTCCAGTATCTTTGAACCACGTGTTTCATGACTGTGTTCTTTCTATCACAGCATATCCAAAACTGCGGTCGTCATAGATCAGATATTTCCATTGTGTATTTTTGATCACGAACCGGTCTATGACATCTTTGATCGGAGGATATTTGGCATCATGAAACACTATGTATTTTCTCACATGAGGAGCATGTAGCCGTAGTTCTTGAATCACATGCTTGGCATCATGCAAACTATCTACCAGCATCATATCCACATCAGTGAAGACCATGTTGGGATCAACGCTGGAGGTTTGATTGAGATTGAGCGCACCAGAGAAATCTTTGAACACATGCTGGTGTGGTACAAGTCTTTCAAAAGTCACATCTATCAACTCAACAAACTTCATGTTGGGATTTCCCAACATTGCTGCAGCCGCACTGACTCCCTGGAAAGCACCCAGCTCCTTGTAACTGTCGCAGTATTGGGCCAATCGTTTGATCTCGTGCCAGTATAGCACGAAATGCTCACCGTATTGTGCAGTGAACTGCACACAGGCCTGATCATACAGTTCTTGTAGGCTACGGCATTGAGAAAAATCTGGGTGTATCATATTAGCGATTCAAAACATATACCCTGCAAGGACAACGACCTTTGATACCTGTGGTGTCAAAAGTGGTCGACAGGACAAGACCCAACTGCCCAAATATTTCTCTCAGTTCCGGGTCATGTATCTCCAATGGATCAGAAGCTCGGGCATAATTGTCTTCTGGCGCATAAGCATGTTCTACATACAAGGTACCGCCGGGGGCCAATTGATCTGCCCATGTTCTCAGTGCCAGCACAGGATCGTAGGAATGATCTATAGCATTGCTGTAAACGATGTCCATGGTACCGGTCCAATCCAGATTTACTTCATGGAAATCCCATTGCACAGTCATGGGAAACTGATCAGCGGTGGGACTGATCTCAGTTCCCATGATCCAGGCCGCAGGAAAAAACTCTTGGAAATATCGTTGTTCCGCGGCATTCCTGGTGCCATGGCAAAGTATACGGTGCGCATGGTCATGTCTGGCAGAGATGGTTTTGATCGTGTGACGATCTACCCAGACATTCTTGATTTTGCGTACATTGGCCTCGACCTGGGCCGCTACATACTCCTCGTGATTCTTGTACTGGTAGATTTTCATGTGGAAGTCAAGGGAATTTTTACATAGACTTTTTTGGTGGCACTTACTATGTACTGGTCGCCAAACATTTCTTTGATGGCCTGCATGGTGCCAGGAATCCAATCAACCACATCATCGAACCAAATCACGCCGCCTGGCACCATCATAGGCAGTATATGGGCCACACTGTTTTTAATAGCTCGATATTGGTCACAATCAATGTGTGCAAACGCTATGGCGGGCATGGGTACAGCGCTGTCAGGAAATATACCCTTGACCACTGTGGCATAAGGTAGTTGAGATCGCACTGTTTCGTAATCGGTATCACTGAAGTCACCCACTTTGTGATGATCTATCTCATCTTTGAATGGAATACCTTCGAATGTATCGTACAGGAATACCTGACGATTTTGTTTCTTGGCCACTTCACAAAGATGACAGGCAGTGCCTCCTTGATACACACCCACTTCCATGAAACAGCCCGGTGGAGTGGCCGCTGCTACTTCTCTCATTTCAGTTATGACCTTGCCCTGTACCTTGGTAGGCAAGGCATCAGGATAATATTTTTTCATGTATTTGTCGTTGCCGCCCATGTGTTTCCTTGTTCGTTATGTAGGTATATTTAGCCCGTGGATTCGCCGATGATTTGCATGAGTTGCGCTACATTCTCACCTCGAGCCGGCAGCAGATCTTTGAGAAAGAAATGTATGAAATGTGACTGGGCCAAGCAATCGTCTGGTACAGCTTTGTACAATGTGTTCCATTTCCAATCTAGATTCAGACGAGGCATTCCGGTTTTCTTGACCCACCAATTTAACAACATCTGGTCGGTGCTCCAACGGAAATATCCCATGCCATCTATGAAATCCTGGAATTCAGGCCTGGCCAGGAATTCTTTGGGTGTCTGTCCGTTGAGATAAGGAGCAAATGTCGCCGAGTTGATGACCATCATGCCCATGTTGTAAAATTCCGCTCCAACAGAATTCCACAGCCAATCTACATCAGACAACTGGCCGAATGCGGCTCGACTGTACCTGGTTATCTTGGATCGGTGTTTGTCCGTGCAAGGTAGATCCCGCTCGGTCACTGCCCCAAAGGCTTGGTCCGGGGGTACGCAGTCAAAAATATCTGGTGCTGTGCTGCGTATTAGGATATCGCTGTCAATTACGGCTATCTGATCAAACTGATCAATGTATGCGAATGCGTTCTCTTTTTCAAATATGGGCAAGTAGCCCAGGCGCTCCACTGCTTCTCGGCTGCGCTGAGTTCGATCCATGTCTGGTCGTATTTTCAATATGGGTTCGCGCTGTACTATGTGTTGTATCCCGTGGCGGCGGCAGTATTCAGCTACACTGGCCACACATCGATCATACAATGCACTGGGCTGGCCCACATACACCTGGTATACCATCCGGCGGGTCATTGGAGATCTCTCGTAAAACTGAATTGGTTCTGCCGGACTTGGACTCTCCGGTCAAGATCAAACTTCACGTCCACTATGCCATCACACAACATCCAGTCGGCTGGCATGGCTCCGTTGGCCTGCACCCAGTTTAGGATCCTGTCTGCACCCAGTGGTGTGATCACATAGGCCCTGGCGCCTTCCCACCACTGTCCAGCAGGTATGGGTTTGCTGGGCCTGAATCCTTCCAATTTCAACACATGCTGGAAATCATATTGTGTCGGGGGCTCACACAGGAATTCAACGTCGTGCTCGAATACCATGATAGGTCGATCTTGATCTCTGCAGAGACTCCATAACCGCCAGTGGCTCAAAAAACATCCCTGTGTGCCCGGCCGTTGCATGTACTTCACACATTTTTTATGGTCGGGATATATCTTGATTCCAAAATCAGCCAAGGTCTGTTGGCGCCCATCGGTGCCTTCAAAAAATTCAGTGTGCCAACCATGAGATCGCGCTGTATCATAAGCATGCTGACTCCAAGCAACACTGTCCGCAAAGCCAGAGAGCTTTATGACATATCCTATGGGTTTCTCCATTGCTCCACCCTGTCAACAAATTCTTTCTGATTCTTTAGATCGCCCTTGCCGGTGAAGAAAATCATGTTCCGTTTTTCCCCCCAGGAGCACCAAAGCACATCAATGGTTTCAAATTCAATAGTGGAAAAGATTTCTTTGAGTTTCCATTGATCCATGAACCAGAAGGCTCCTTGCTCAAACATTTCAATCAGTCCATCTTTGAATCTTTGTCGGAAATTCATGCCAGCTTCTCCCAGCCCGAGACTGATGCAACTGGCCAACAAGGAATCTGGATCTTTGGGCTTGCGTTGACCGCGTGGCAGGCCGGTAAGAGCTTCAAAGTCTTTCAGCAAAAAAGGACGACACAGCACAGTATCTGCATCAACCTGTAACACATACTGGTTGTGTCTAAACAGATCTGCCATACGCATGAATCTAGCACAACTGAAATATATTTTTTCTTTGATCTGGTATTCGTCTTCGATTTTCAATATCTGCTGATTGCGATACAGTCGTTTAGGATCAGGATTGAGTATGATGTTGTTGATAAAATTTTTATCGATTATCTCGTAACTCACAGTGACTCTCGATTGTTTTTTTATTTGTGGCGTTTCGTAGCATATGAGATGGACATGGACTTTGATCCATTCTACTTGTCCCAATATACTGTTGATCAACGGAAGCACCATGCGCTGGTAATAGACCATGTCAGCAGACACATAGATAATGTGCCGACCCAGAGGCTTATCGCCTTGTAAAGGTGGTAGTACAAATGGCATGTTGTTCCTTGAAACAAATATAGTTATGATCGTCAATGCTTCCGGAAATCCATGAAACTTTTGTCTATCCAAGGCAAGGTAAGATCTCGCTGGCGGAGATATCCATATTTCATGATACTGCGCACAGCAGATTCTGGCAACAATCCTGATTCTGCCAATTCGTACCAAGAGGTGGTCCTGGGATCTCGAGGCCCTTGATCGCTACGATATACCATGGCGTGCAACCATGGATCGTCGGGCAACTTGCGGAAAAACCCACCAGCACAATCCCAGCCGGTGATGGCCAGCATGTGTATCAGGCTAACCAAGGTGTGGTGATAGTACTGGCCGCTGTGCTGATCGAAAGCCTGGGTGTTGAATTCGAGATTCGTGGTCTGCGGTACCACTAGACAAAGCATGCCCCCGGGCTCCATGATCTCGCGCCAGCGGCGCAAGGTAGGCAAGGGATCAATGACATACTGGAAGGTGTCATGACACCAGATCACATCGAACAATCTCGAACCGATGGGTAATTCCGCTTCAAAGTCGTGTTGGATGTAACGGACACCACGGAGATTTTCAATGATCTTGGACTT